AGACTCATCTGTTGCTTCTTCATCTTTTGACTCTTCGTCTTTTGATGCTTCTTCAACTGCTTCGTCCTCTTTAGACTCTTCAGAAGTTTTTTCTTCAACTTTTTCGTCTTCTTTTGCTTTTTTAGACGCTTCTGTTGTTTCTTCTTCTTTTGAATCTTCTTTTGAAGTTTCTTCTACTTCGATATCTTTGATATCATTTTCTAAAAGACCTTCATAAATTGATCTTGATTTTTCCACAACGATATCATGGAAAATTTCTTCTGCCGCTGTTCTATCGTCAGCGACTAGTTTTTCAAGCATTTGCTCGAATTTGCTTTTATCTGACATTGGTTTCTCCTGTTTAACTGTTTATGATAAGACTGTCATGTATTATTTAACCGATAGGTAAAAAAATAGGTAGATAATGGGCCGATACTGGCCCGTTTGACGCAGAATTTATAAATGATAGCGTCTTTTGAACTCTTGCACTGTGATTTCACTATAATTTGTAAATTTTTTAAGGTCTTTAGCCTCAAAAACATCAGTGCCTTCTGGTACTACTCGTATATATCTCTTTAAGGAGTTTTTCTGTAGGATAATACTGGTTTGCCTGTTCCAGTTGCCATGGTATGTGGCAGTGTCTGAATTCTTTTTGTAGTTGGGTGTGTCTCCATATATGTTGTTCAACTTGCCTTCTGTGGTGCCAGTGAAGTCAAAACCCAACAAAAATATCAATTGATGCATGTGTTTGGATGCCAACCACAGTGCTGTGGGTCCAGATGACCATCCCATGCTGGGCTCAAAGAAGTTTAACCCTTTGTACTTTTTATATGCTCTATTTGGATTGGTCCAAACAGGCATTTTCAACTGAGCACCTGCTGTGCAGATCTCATTGATCATCTTGGCATCAACTGCTACCAGGTAGTTGGGTGTGTAAGTTCTGTATACTGCATTGCAGGCATACACTTTGCCGTATTGTTGTAGTGGTTCTAAAGGAATTGGTTTGCGACTGAGACCATTGCCTAATACAAAAGCAATAGACATCTATTACATTTCCGGTTGATTAGCGGCGCCGTACATCTGTCTCACAAATTCTAACTCTTTTTGTTGTTCATCTTTGTGGAATTCGCCGGCTTTTCTGGCTTTGTTGATCTGTTTTAATGAAAGTCTAGTTTTACGTGTGTCACCCAATGACATAATAGACTGATCATCAGCGGCGTCGTATTCTTTTCTTTCGCCTGGCTCTGTGGTAATCTGATCGTAATAAAAAAGTTCACGCAATATCATAAAATTATTTATCGCTACTGGCCCGGAGTTGGAGTTCCGCCACCTGCATCTCCTGTTGGTGCTGGTGCATTGTCGTCTCCTGGAGCACCAGGATCTTCAGTTGGTTCTGCCGCATCTAAATCTGCTTGGATGCCTGCTGTGCTGACACCTGCACTTCTCAATTCAGTTGCTGAAGTGGTTGGTTTAGATTGCATCGATTCATCATTCTCTTCTCTCCACATTCTTTCGTTCTCTGCCATCTCTTCTGGAGTCAATCCTAAGAATCTTGATAGAGCATAACGTTTGCTAACAAATGGCACAGTGGCTATTTGTGTGTATGTGGAAATTCTGTTGTTGTCTACCTCTGCTTGTCTATAAGAAGCAAAGTTCATTGGTGGTTGGAACTTGATATCAAACATCGCTGTGTCAATGTTTACACCTTTTTCTAAAAGATAACGTTTAAATTCTTGATTGAATTCATCTGATACTAGATTTTGTAGTCTTTCACAGTATTTGTTGAATCTTAATTCTTGAATGTATGCTGTGCCCACTCTGCCATCATTGAAACTGCTTTGCGAATCATCTGCTCCTGTTGGCAAGTAACTGCTTGGTATTCTTAATCCTCTTAACAATTTGTTTGTGAAGTATTTCAGGTCATCAATCTCACCTAGGTTAGTACCACCTGGTAATGTTTCAACCTTAGAACCTCTGCCTTCTGCTGTTTGAGGGAAGAAATAATCTTCATTGATTGATAATGGATTGTATGCTGAGTCCACAACGTTTTGTCCGCCACCTGTTGATGAAGGAATACGTCTTTGATGTATTTCAGTTTTCACTCTTTCCACAAATTGCATTGCCAAGTGACTTGGCATGTTACCTACGTCAATATAGAACACTCTTCTTTCAGGTGCTCTTTGTACTCTGTAGATAATGATTGCGTCTTCTAATAATTCTTTTTGTTTGTAAACTTTAAAAATACTTTCCAACAGTGAATTACCAAACGGAAAGTTGTTGTCCAGTCCTTCTGATAAACTTAGGTGTACAATGTGTTCGGCATCAACAGCAATTTCTCTTTGTCCTGTGCCAAATCTTGTTCCTGGTGCTGATGTGTTGTCAACTCCAGTCATTCCTCTCACACCACCAGTCAAATATCCTGATCCGCCGCCAGTCACATTGCCTGTTGTTTGATGAGGTGTGGTTGCAACAAGATTTTTAAAATTAAAATTGATGTCTTTGACCACATATTGCTCAGGTGTCTTGCCTGTGCTTTCATTTACTATTATTTTAGAAACTTTTGCTGGATCAACGTGAAACATTTTTTTTGTTTCTGGATCTCTAATGAAAAATGCATCACCATACTTGAACACATTACGCATGATCTTAAACACACGTTTTGTGAAATCATTCATTTTACACCATTGATGCAGATACTGTTCTATGATTTGTATTTCTGTGTTGGTTGCTTTTTGATTGTATTCAAATTTGAAAGGTGTATTGTTTTGTGTGTTGTTCTGTGTGCAAAATTCTGCTAGAATATCCAATGCGGCATTCACTTCAGAATCTAAATCCATCACATTGTATTGTCCGTATCTTTCAATTCTGTTTGGTGCACCACTGTACACATCTGGAAGATAAGATGAATAGTTTGTTTTGGCAGGTCCGGCTTTGCCACCTACTCCACCGCCTAATGGTGAATTCATTCCGCTTGTACCATCTGCTAGTGGCACTTCTGTAAAATATTTTTTCCAACTCATTATCCGAAATTCTCCGCTGTGTCTGTTGTTGCTCGTGCAGTAGTTCTGCTGTAACGATTTCCGTCATTCATCGCCATTAAAATTTGTTCCATCGTATTATTTAACTGATCCAACTTGTCTCCGGTTGAACTTGCGGATGCTGTTGTTGTTCCCATCATGCCACTTCTTAAACTTGTCATTGCTGTTCCTAAATTTTCTATACTGTTAGCATACATGTCTATTTTGGATTTGTCAAGCTCATCCAGTGTTTTATTGAGGTTTTTGGCAAAGTTCTCCGATCCTCCACCGAATATCTTGCTCACAAAGCCACCAACAGCACCAACTGTACTGCCTGCACCCATTGTCACCATTGCTCCCGATAGTGCCAAAGTGCCTTTGGCTACCTGTAGCAAATTACCGCCATCAACTTCACCTACACTTTTTAATCCATCAGCAAACTTTGTTAATGCTCCGCCCATTAAGAAAGTTGCCGCGGCAACACCTGCTCCTATTGCCGTGATTGCCAATCCTAAATTCGCCGCACCTAGCAGAGTCGCTGGATTTGCCATTGCTGTCAAACCACTTGCTAATCCTTTTAATCCGCCACCCATGCCGGCTAGTAAACCTCCACCGCCTGCACCAGTTTTTCCTAAAACATTTTTTGCTCCACCGGAACCGCCACCTCCTGTAATCATATTTTTTAGTCCGCCACCAACTGACTTCACACCTTTTACTGCGCCGATGGTTGCCAATGCCGCCGCTGTACCTACTGCCGCCGTTGTTAGTATCTCAGCAAAGGTTTTTGCACCGTCTGATAACCCATCAAACCAATCATTAAATTTTGTTCCTAAGTCATTTAGTGTGTTTGCTAACGGATCAATTCCTTTTGCTATGAAACCTATAACTCCATCAATCAATTGTTGAAACGGCGTCATTAATTTTTGAAATGATGCTTTCAAATTTTCACTGGCTTGGTCAAATTGTTTTGCGCCTTCTGTCAATTCTTTTCTTTTGTCTTGCTCATCTATTATTGCTTGAGTGCTTTGTCCTAAAAATTTTCTAAACTTGACAGAATCTGCCGCAACATTAAAAAATTCATTGCCCACACCCAACTGAGTAGCAATTAATTTTTTCTGTCCTGCATCCATGTTGGCAATGCTTTCACCGTTACGTGCCAGTGCTTGAATGAACTGATCACTTGCGCCGGGCACACCATCTCTCAATGCCGACACTGCTTCACGCACACCTTCCACAGCAAATATACCAACTTGCTCTCCACCTTCTGGAAATCCTTTTGCCAGCAATCCTGTCACAGCACTCACCATTTCTGGTGCCGCCGCTTTGACCCTTACCATGGTTGCTTCTATTTCACTGTTTGAAATCAAACGCAACTCTCTAGCATCTGCCACTGCTTGTAATTCCGCTTTCACTTGGTCTCTTTGCAATCCTGTCAATTTCGACAACTGATCCAATCTCAATAGATATTCTTGCGAGCCTGTCACCAACTGTGAATTACTCATTGATTGAGATCTACCTAAAGTGGTTTGTAAGTCTAGATAATCAGCAAAGCCTTCTGTGATATCTTCCATAGAAAATCCAAGACCTACGATTTGTCTTCTGAAATCACTATTCATTAAATCTGCCATTATTGAGTTAAATCTTCTAGCACCCACTTCTGCGTTTCCACCGAAACCAGCAAGTGATGTGTTGGCACTCATTAATGCCTGAGCTAATCTTGTCATGTCTATGCCGGCGTCGCCTGCTATACGTCTAAAATCACTGACTGTTTGAGTTGTGTTTGCGCCGATCTCTGCCAAGTTTCTAAAAGTGTCAACATTTTCAAACACTCTTGCCGCTAGTTCGGTTGTGAATTGTAAAAATACTTTGTTTAATCCTGTGGTGCTGTGTGATAGATTATTGAATCCGCCAACCAATCCGTCTGCTCCATTGGATAAGGATTCAAAGCCGGCTCCTGCCGCATCTAAAACTTTTTTGAATACAACAACTGATTTGCTGGTTTTTTTGGTTTCTTCTGTGAACTCACGTTGAGCACCACTTTTACCGGCGCTAGACCCACCCACAGCCTTCAATATCTTTTTGGCAGTATCTTCGCTGGCTAGCCCGCCTTGTTTAACCGCGTCTTCTAATAATTGTTCAATTGTTGCCATTATGTGATACCAAAATCCTTGTTACTTGTATTTAATGCCAATCATTAAGTACGCAGTTAATATGTCATACTAAATATTAGCAGTTTAAAAATTAATAAACAATATTTATTGGAGATTGAATGTCACAAGAACAAATAGGTACAAATAGTAACCCACTTAAGAAGTATTACAGACAGCCTAAACAGTTTGTAAGATTGCCAAGCGGTTATAAATTTTATCCTGAAGGATCTATCCAGGTTCCTGAATCAGGAGATGTTGCTGTGTATCCTATGACAGCAAAAGATGAAATGTTGCTGAAAACTCCAGATGCATTGTTGAATGGTGAAGCCACGGTGACAGTGATACAGAGTTGTATACCGTCAATTAAGAATGCATGGGCAATGCCTTCGATAGATTGCGATGCGGCATTGATGACCATCAGAATGGCCACATATGGAACCAGCATGACTATGCCAATCAAAGTGCCGGGCACATCCATTGAGAAAGAATTGGTGTTGGATTTACAAGAAAGTTTGAACAGCATCTTGTCAGCACAATACAATGATACATTTTTTTATCAAAACATGGAAGTAAAAACAAAACCTCTAACATACAAAGAGTTTACCGAAAGTGCAATCCAAACATTTGAACAGCAAAGAATTCAAAAGATTGTGGATGACACAAAAATGAATGACGAAGAAAAAGTAAAAGCATTTCAAGCCACTTTTAAAAAATTAACAGAATTAAGTGTGGGCATGGTGGCAAACACAATAGCATCAATCACAGTGGATGGAGAGACTGTGACAGATATAAAACAAATCACAGATTTTTTAGATAACACTGACAAACAATTTTTCAGTTCCATAATGGAACATTTGGAAAAAAATAGAGAAGCATTTCAATTAAAACCTCAAAAAATAACTTCCTCAGAAGAAGAAGTTAAAAACGGAGCGCCTGCTGAATACACAATACCTGTAGCATTTGATTCAGCAAATTTTTTCGTATAAAGATAGCAACACTGCCGACTTCTGACATTATCAAACTCACCAAAGAAATGGAAGGTGAAATCAAAAATTTCAAATCCGATCTATTCAAATTGGCATGGTTCATGCGTGGATCAATCACACTGGACGAGATGTATGCCACTTGTCATGAAGACAGAGAAGTGATGGGTGGTGTGATCAAAGAAAACCTAGACACTGCCAAAAAAACAGGACAACCGTTCTTTTAAGCACAACACACTATATATAAAGTATAAAAAATCATACACACACGGTGCCTAGAACCAAATAGCATCATTTAATCAATGACGCACACATTCTAAATAAATCACATATGCAAGTCTACACACAAATTGTACGACCCCAGGAGTTGGATGAGGATGACCTGTGGATTCCCTGTCTTAAAACAGCCACCGTTGAACATTCTCCTGCAGATGCACAAGCACTGATCATCACACACATCGAAGCCATCAAACACTATGCTCACAGTCTAGCAGAACTGTTGGATCAGAAGG